CGCGCGAGTGTTACAAGTAAATTTCAACTTTCGTATTCGACGTTACCCGCACTTGATGCGATTTTGGAAGCAGCCGGTCTTGTAACGTTAGAATACAAGGCGGTAGGACGCGGAAAGGATAAAATCGTCTACGTCGTTCACGATCCGCTAGAGAGGGCAAAATTTCGCGAAAATGAAGCGAAAATGTGCGAAAGATTGGTCGAAGTAAAAACGAAATTCAAAAACGCGGCGAGCCTTCTCGGAAAGGAAAAAGGGCAAAAACTATCCGCGTGAAGATACTGACTATGCTAGTAAAGATTTATAACTACGCAAGTGTAAATGAAAAAGAATATTATAAAAAGAATACCTTAAAAAGAATAAATACTTTGCGGCTCCTGATGTCGCCGCTACCAGTTAATAATATTCTCCGCGGAATATAATCAGCGGAATAAATATAAAGGAGGTATTACATGGCGCTAAATATCGTTATTAATAAGGAATACCGCATTACCTCGGATGGACTCAACATTATTCTACAACGCCGCCGCATCGTCGACCCGACAAAATCACCGAACTGGTCGCGAATGAAAGCTAAGGGCGCTGACCCAACGCCACGCGGCGAATGGAAGGATGAAGGCTATTATAATACGGTCGAGGCTGCGCTTAACGGCATAGTTGACCGCAGAATAAAAGAGTCCGATGCGCAGACGGTCGACGAATTAATAAGCGAAATAAGGCAAATTCGGCGCGAAATTAACGAGGTTTTGCGTCAGACGAGTTAAACTACTTGGACGCATTTAAAACGGCTAAAATGCCGTTAATTTCAAGCGAAAACAGGGAGGTAAACGGACGAATATAAAAAGTATCTTGGAAAAATTCTCGGAATCAAAATCGAAGGAATTAACGATTAGGGAGGCGGTTATATGCTTACACAAGCGGAATTAAATACGATCAAGGAACGTGCGGAGAAAGCGACGCCGGGACCGTGGAGTTTTGACGGTGATTTTACGGCTAGGATAAACGGAATGCTTGAACCGGTTATTTATGCTGGGTACGGAGAGCTGTTCGTTAGGGATGAAGACATAGATTTTATAACGTCAGCACACACTGACATTACGAAATTGGCGGCGGAGGTTGAGCGACTGAAAAGCGCAATAGCCGAAGCTATATCGGATATTGAAACGATTAGTCCTAACGAAGCGAAAAAGACGTTATTGGAGGCGATTGAAAATGGCGAAAATTGAGTTAGATGGCGGAAAATACACAGTGGTCAACGAGTTGTCAGAAGGCGGAGGATTTTACGCGCTACGATACGGACGAGTGTGGAGCAACTTGGCGGGGGATAAGCTGGCACTTTCGATGTTTCATGAGATCGAAAGGTTGCAAAAACGGTTAGACGAGTACGATAACACGATTCGAAATATGGACGCTTTAGTGGATTTTGTAATACTCGGATTGAATGGCGATTATAGTGCGAATGAGTTAGCAGGCGAAATTATCAAATTAATTTCGGACTTGGAAAGGAAAGTCGGTGATATTGTATGACTAAAAAACCGTCCCAATTCGACTGGCAAGCGCGCGAGCTGCCGGACTGGAACGTAAATACATTTATGGCTTATATCGCCGACAAAACGAAAGAGCTATACGGCGTCGATTATGCGCCAGGTGGCACAGGCGTCAAAACTTCGCGCTATAGCCGCGAGCGTGGCATGCTAAAGAACGCCATCGGCCAGTATGGTAACGCGGTCGTCAAACGTTTTATCGAAATTTGTTGGCGAGAATATCGGACGAATAAGCCCGATCAATATCCTTATCCGACAGTTGTTTTCATGATTTCCTGCATGGATCGTTATTTCGCTGTTGCTCAGTCCGAAATCGCGCGGGAGGGAAGAATTCGAAGAAAGGATAATTCAGCTACAAAAATAGACTTAGATGAGTTGGAAAATTGGTTTTAATATACAAAATGGAGGTTGTTATGGCAAATTCGATAGATATATCAGGAAAACGATTTGGAAGATGGACTGTGATTCATAGAGCAGGTAGAAATAAGTGCGGACAAGTAACTTGGTTGTGCGTGTGTGACTGTGGTACAAAACGTGAAGTTGTTGGCTCGAATCTAAGGAGTGGTAGAAGTTTGTCGTGCGGTTGCATGGGCGCTGAAAAAAGGAGATCAAAGACAACGAAGCACGGATTGTATGGAACGAAATTCTATAATAAATGGAATAGTATGTTATCAAGGTGCGCTAATCCCAGCAATAAATCTTATAAGCATTATGGTGGTCGAGGGATTAAAGTATGCGAACGTTGGAAGGACTTCTCGAAGTTTAAAGAAGATTTGTATGACAGTTACATCGAACACGTCAAGATATACGGGGAGAAGAACACTACATTAGATCGCATAGATGTAAACGGAGATTACACGATGGGTAACGTTAGATGGGCGACGTTGTCAGAACAAGGACGAAATAGACGTAATTTAAGACCTGATAAATATCCAGGAGTTTACTATCGGAAGAAAACCGGTGTGTGGGAGGCTTATATAACGATAGATAAAAAAGTAAATTATTTGGGGAGTTTTAAAAGGCAAGATGACGCTATTCAAGCAAGAAAATTAGCAGAAGAAAATGTGTTATAAAAATAACCGATTGGCTATAAACCGATAAGGAGGAGTCGGAATGAGCGAAATTAAATCGTTAAAAGAAATCGTAGAAACGTTGTTGGAGTGTAATTATGAATGCGAGGCGGGTCCTTTAAAAAATAACAAGGATTTCCGTTTGCTTGCGAAAATGGCCGGCGTAGAATTGCCGAAATCGGTTGGCGAGGGCGTCGTCGATCTGAAAAAGGCGTTTGAGAACATGGCACATAGTATCGCAAATAACATATCTTATACGTCGGACCAGCAACGCCGCGACGAAATCGTTGCGAAGGCGAAACAGGATATTAAGAAGCTCGCGAGGGTCGGTAGAAGCTATTTAACACCCGGAGCTACTGGAAACTGCACGTATATACACCGCGTGTTTTACGTTGAGTTTGTTGTAAACCGTAAAAAACGTACAGTAGTTGCGTTAGTTCGAGACGCTAGAACTGGAGAAGTGCGTGAAAGAGGCAAGGCAAAATGCGCACCCGACGACTGTTTTAACGTGCATATCGGCAAGGCTATCGCGTTAAGAAGGGCGCTAGGACTCGATGTGCCTGACGAGTATTTAAACGCACCGCAGCCGACGGAAGTGCGTGTCGGTGACGTTGTAGAAATGCAATTCGAATCGTTTTTCACGAAAAAACTTGTAACTGATAAAATTAATCCAATAAATGTGTGTGAAACTACGATAGAATCAGCGGCGAAGTATTTTGCGGAAGGTATGGCGAAAATCATTGACGACTCGCGCGATGATGGGGAGGTGTAGCCGTTGAAAATTCGCATTATAAAATCGTCAGGTCCGCTATATTGGTACGCTAAAGAAATCGGAAAAGAATTCGACGTGATTTCGTACGATTCTATTCGCAATGAATACCGCACTTATCACGGAACAGTCGCCGGTGATGACGTCGTTTTAGTACTACCTGACTTAAAAGCGCTGAATGACGATCAATTAGACGCTTACATTCACGAAATCAACGCGGAATTGAAAAGGCGCCGCTATGACCGCGTAGCAAAACGGAAGGAGTGATTCTATGTCGAGCAACAAACGTCACCGCTGCCTACTTGCGCCATATTCACGCCAAGCCGACGGCGAATACATGCCGACAATGACCGACGCCTGCGTAGCTTTCCACGGACTTAATGGCGACGGCGGCCGAGTAGGCGCGGCTAATATACCGGCAGATTATCGCTATATAACAACCTCGAATAACCCTGCTCGCGAATCGCAGGCGAAAATATATAAGGCGCTAGACGCTTATGTCCGCACCTTTGAGCGCCAATTTGATCCGAATGCCGACCGCATTAAGTCGCTATATCTGTTTAGCGAATCGCCAGGCACGGGCAAAACTACGACCGCATGCGCTTTGCTTAACGAATGGCTTGTGGCGCATTATTTAGGCAGCCTAAAGCGCGGCAAGCAGCCGTTACAAACGCCGGCTTATTTCCTCGACGTAAACGAATTTCAGACGCGCTATAATTTAGCGACGCTATCTAACGACGAGGCGGAACTTGGCGCAATTAAAGCGGAAATTCGCAAATGCCAGGCGGTGCCTTTTCTCGCTATGGACGATATTGGCGTACGCGGCGCGACAGAGGCGTTTCGGTCGTATTTGCACGCAATTATTAATCACCGGGCGACAAACGGCTTGCCGACGATTTATACGTCGAATTTGCCGATCGAGGATATGGCACGTATATTTGACGAGCGCTTATACGACAGGATGCGCGATATGTGCGCCGTAATGGAATTT